TTGTTTAGAACTTATGAAAAAAATTCCTGATAAATCTATAGACATGATTTTATGTGATCCACCTTATGGAACTACTGCGTGTAAATGGGATTCAGTTATTCCCTTTGAACCAATGTGGATTGAATTAAAAAGAATCATTAAAGATAATGGTGCAATTTGTTTATTTGGAAGTGAGCCTTTTAGTTCACACTTAAGAATGAGTAATATGAAAATGTATAAGTATGACTGGCTTTGGCTAAAAACTAAGGGTGTCGGGTTTTTGAACGCTAAGAAGCAACCTCTGAGAAAGTCTGAGCTTATTAGCGTGTTTTATAGCAACCAAGCTTACTATTCGCCTCAAGGGTTAGTTGTTTCAAAAATTAAAAATAGAGCCTACGTAAAAGGTATGACGACTTTTAATCAAACCAATCAATCCAGTAAACAAGAAATTACTTACAAAAATTACCCTAATAACCTTTTAGACTTTAAGAATGATTTTGGTATTCACCCCACACAAAAACCCGTAGCACTTTTAGAATATTTAATCAAAACATATACATTAGAAAATGAAACAGTTTTGGATTTTACTATGGGAAGTGGTTCTACAGGTGTGGCTTGTAAAAACCTTAATCGTAATTTTATCGGAATTGAAAAAGATGACAAATACTTTGAAATAGCTAAAAATAGAATTAACGAAGCGGTGGCAAGATGAGTGAAACACCAACGTTGTCAGAAGTTATAAATATCGGGGTTGATGCAAAACTTTTTGACCTTCATACTTGCTTGCCTGGCATCGTGCAAAAATATGACAAAGCAAAAAATACGGTTGATGTTTTACCAGCACTAAAAAGAAAGTATGAATCGGGTGAACTTGTAAACTTGCCAATGGTTTTAAATATTCCTGTTGCGTTCCCACGAGGCGGGAAGTTTTCAATCACTCACCCAATAAAAGCGGGTGATTCGGTTATTTTAGTATTTGCGGAACGCTCACTTGATGTTTGGAAAAATCAAGGTGGTGTTGTTGATCCGCAGGATAACAGAAAATTTAATTTAACCGATGCGTTTGCAATACCGGGTGGATATCCTTCAACCAAACCAATAGCTGGTGCATCTGACACCAAACTAAGAATTTTAAACGACACCGCATTAATTGAAATGGGTGAGGATGCTAAAATTAAGATTCAAAAAGTTGGGGGTGAGGATCTGCTAAAACTTTTGGATGAAACGCTTGACGCAATTTTAGCCGCTAGAACTATGACTGTCATGGGGCCACAACCTTTTTTAAATTTAGCAACCTTCGCCCTACTTAAAACGCGCCTCAGTACAATAAAAGGAGAGTTATAATGTTGGATAAAGATCGCCTTGGTTCTGCAATGTGGGCGCGTGTAAAAACAATAGCAGGGCCTTTTGTGCCTGGTATTGCCGGGCCTCAAGACGCGCTGGGTGAAACAATTTGGAAGGGCATCGCTGATGAAATAATAAATGAATTTAAAACAAATGGGAATTTAAAGTTTTTGTCAGGTGATATAAAAATTCTACCTGGGACTTTTTTAGATAGCTTAAGCGCACCAGTGACTGGCCTTGCGGAAAACCAGGCCGTAACTTTAACCGGAAAAATTGAATGAGTGATCTAACTTTAAAGGATGATGGCCTTGGTTTGGTTTTTTTTAATGGTGATTTAGTTCTAAACTTTGGTGCGGATGCGGTCAAACAGCATATAGGTCAAAGGTTAAAAATGTTTTCTGGTGAATGGTTTTTAAATTTGTCGGAAGGTGTTCCGTATTACCAGGATATTCTAGTCAAGAATCCAAACCCGGATATAATAGATGGGATATTTAAAAATGTTATCCTGTCAACACCAGGTGTTGATGAACTTTTAACATTTAATTTAAACTATGATGCAGCATTAAGAACACTTTCACTTGATTTTTCTGCACGTGTGCTTGACACTGTAATAGACTTTGAAAATTTAGTTTTAGCATAAGGCGGGAATATGGCGTTTGGTGTAACACCTGAAGGCTTCATTAAAAAGCGTTTAATTGATATCAAAATTGACCTCGAGAATTCGTTGCGAGCGTCGTTAGGGAAAACGATTAATCTTTTACCTGTTTCAGTTCTAGGCCAAATTGTTGGCATCATTGCAGAACGAGAATCTCTATTGTGGGAATTATCGGAAGAAATCTTTAATTCGCAATACCCTGACACCTCTGGGGGTGTCGCGCTTGACAACGTTGTAGCGATTACAGGAATTTCAAGAATCCCTTCAAGGCCTACTGTGCAGAAAGATTTGCATTTATTCGGAACACCTGGCACAGCAGTTCCACTAGGGACACAGATAAAAGTTGCGAATGTTTTAAACGCTGTTTTCACTACTAACAGCGCAGTAGTTTTAGCCGCTGGTGTTGATGAAATCCAAACAATTTCTTTTTCCGGTGTGCCAGTTGCGGGTTCATGGCGGTTAAAATATTTAGATGAGTTGACTATTCTCCTACCATTTAACGCAACCACAATTCAAATTCAGGATGCTTTAAATAACATGCTAAACCTTGATGGTGTGTTAGTGGTTGGTTCATTCGGTGCAGGCTTTTCAATTACATTTGCGGGTGATTCGGGAAAAATAAATCATTCTTTATTAGAATTTTTAGATAACACTTTGGCCGTTATAATATCAATTGTTCAAACTGTGCAGGGTGTTCCACAAGCAACAGTTGATGCCACTTGCTTAAACACCGGGCCTATTCCTTCATTCGCGTTTTCCCTAACTGATATTGTGACACCAGTTTCAGGGTTAACCCGGGTTATAAATATTATCAATGGTGTACTTGGAAGAAATATTGAAACTGACACTGAATTAAGAATCAGAAGAAACGAGTCATTGCAGGTTGCGGGTTCTGCAACTGTTGACGCGATAAGATCCGATTTACTAAACGTTGCAGGGGTTAATGAGGCATTAGTTTTTGAAAATACTACTTTTGTTATAGATGCAAATGGTTTTCCTGGAAAATCTTTTGCCGCGTTTGTTGATGGCGGGGAAGATGAAGATATTGCAAAAGCTATTTGGGGCAGTAAACCCGCAGGGATTGAAATGTTTGGCAGCATAACCGAACCAGTTCTTGACTCACAAGGTTTTTCCCATAACGTAAAATTTTCTAGGCCTACCACCAAAGACATTTGGGTTGAACTTGATATAGCAACCGGGCCTAATTTTAATTCGTCAATTATTGAAATACAGGATGCAATTGTTGCTCATGGCAACGCCCTTGGAATTGGAACAGATATCATTGTAACACCCGATTTAATTTGTGTGCTTGACCAGTTTAAAGGTGTGACTGATGTTGTTGTACGTGTTGGGTTTGCATCATTGCCAACGTTAGATAATAATTTAGTAATCGCTCCACAAGAAATTTCTAAGTGGGCCAATGCCAGAACTTTGGTGTCACTAATATGATAACGCAAATTAATGACCACGCCACAAAAGCAAGGCGAAGATTACTAGAACAGTACAAAAGTAATGTTGACTTAAACGCAATGCTTAACGCTTTTAATTTGCAAGTACAAGAATTAGAAAACACAATACTAGGACTAAACGCAAGACTTGATATTAATTTAATTTCTGGGAAATTGTTAGACGCATTTGGTGAAATTGTGGGGCAAGAAAGATTAAGCTTTGATGATATATTTTACCGTATTTTGCTTTTAATTAAAATTGGAAAAAACACATCACAAGGCGAACCAGAAAAAGCAATTCAAATTTATAAATTAATAACACAAGCGTCCAGGGTGCAATTTCAAGAACTATTTCCTGCGGGTGTTTTTTTAATGTCCGATGGTTTTATCAACCCAGTCACAGCAGCTTTTATTGCCGAAAACCTTGGTGATGTTTTACCAGCGGGTGTTAGGCTTGATCATTTTGGCCAGTTTGAACAGAATGACGCATTTGCGTTTGAAGGTGATTCATTAAATACATTAGGCTTTTCTGAAATTTCTTCGCCCTTAGTTGGTGGAAAATTTGGGCATTTATTTTTTAATGACACACCATTTGCTTTTAGTGGGAATGATTTAAACGCGCGGGGTTTTGGTTCATATACTGATCCGGTTGAAGGTGGCGCGTTTGTTAGTTTATAAATTTTTAAAAAGGGGTTAATATGGCACTACCAAAACCAAGTTCGCATTTAAACTGGACTGATGGCGCACCTGCAAAAGTTCAAGAACCAACAGGTGGAAAAAAATTATTAGGTTGGGCCTTCACAGAACGGCCACCATTCGAATTTATGAACTGGTTATTTTTTCGCCTTGATGAGTGGGTGAAATATTTTGAAAGTGTGACCGATGAGTTATCAATTCAAAAACAAGAATATGATGCAATTATTGGAACAGGTGGGACACATGCAGATTTTAACGCGTTCCAAGCTGATGCAAATGTTAACTTAAAAAATGTCTTAGTAACTACACCATTAACACTTGCAGCGAATCAGATCATTACAAAAAATGATATTCGTTTAACTTTTAAACCCCAAGCGGTGGTTACAAAAGCGGTTGGGTGTACGATAGGCCTTCAACTAACAGGCGAGCGCGTGAAAGTTATGGGCGGCCGATTTGTTGGCTTTAACGTTGCGGGTGATAAGGCCATTCAATTAACAGCACCGTCAAAAAATTGTTTGATTTCTCAAATGAATTTTTTAAACTGTTTAACTGAAATAGATGATTTAGGAACAAATAACTCTTTGAATGAAAACATAACTGAGGTTTAACAACATGAAAAATTTAGTATTATTATTATTTTTACTTTTAGTTTCTTCGCAAGTCTTAGGCGCGGTTGAGGAGAAGATCCCGGCCAACACTTTAAAGCTTGGTGATGGTGCTGCAACTTTAAAAAGGTTTGAAATTAACTCTGGCCTCGGTGCTTCAAACCCAAAAATTCAGTCAACAAATGGTTCTGCTATTACAATTACTAAACCAACAACTGTTCATGGTGATTTGACAGTTGGTGACGGTACTGCTGTTAGCAGGAGAGTTTTAGTTGACAGGGGTGGTTCAAACCCATTTTTAAAATGGGATGAAGCAACTTCATCATGGGTTTTTTCTAACAACGGTTCACTAGAAAAAAAATTAGGTTCTGGTTCTGGTTCCGGTGGTGATAGCGGGGTAAACTTATTACAAAATTCATCATTAGAAGATGCTGGTTCACCTGTTTTAAATTGGTCAAACACTGGTGGGACATTTACACAGGGCACGTACACAAACGGTTTTGAGGGCGATTTAAAATTTGGTACTTTTGTTTCTACAACCAATGCTCAATTTGTTCAATCTGATTTAATCACCTGGCCGGAATTTATAACTGACGGTGGCCAGTATAAAATAAAATATAAAAACGGTAACGACGCTTTTAAATTACAAGTTTTAAATAGCAGCGCGGTTTTACTTGGTGAAGCAGTTTTAACTAACTTAGCAAACTGGCAAGACTTGCTTGCCAATTCTTTCTTTGCACCAGTAGCAGGGACACAAGTTAGACTAAGAATTGTTTCAACAGGCGCGGGAACAATTAATTTTGATAAAACGTACTTAGGATCAAATACAAATATGATCCCAGTGGAAAAAATAACAAGCCCACCTGTTTTTTATACCCCTGTTTTTACAAATTTTGGCACTGTCACGCTGGTGGCAATTACTACACAACAAATTGCCGATCATATTTTAATCAAAGGTGAATTTTCACAGGGTACAACCACCACAGGCGAATTTAGGATGAGCCTACCACCTGGGATGGTTATAAAATCAGGTGTCGCACCAAATAGCTTATTCGGGAATTTTGTTTTTGGATCTAACAATGGCAACGTGAACTTTTTTCTATGTGGGAACGCTGGTGATTCATACGTTAAATTTTGTGTGCA